TCGAGTGCGAGCGGCGCTGGCCGCCTGGGGCAGGTCGTCAGCGGCGGACACCGAGGGCGTTATGCAATCGATCGAACCGTACAGGGAGCCTCCATGAGGACATTCGGCATCATTTGTTTGATTGTTTTCACGGGCTCGTGCTCCTCGCATGCAGTCCGCTGTGACGGACGGTTGGAGCCGATCAACGCGCCCGCAAAGGTGCAGAGCGCGCCCGCAGCGGATGGCGGCAAGGCCGCCGTGAGGAGGCCATGAAGACGGAGCCGGCGCTCAGGGAGTACCGCAAGGCCCTCGCCATCCGGCTCAAGGAGCCGAGGCTCAACGAGTTCGGCGTGGGGATCCTTCGCGACAACATCGGGTACTGCCTCCTTCTCCTCGAGAAGCACGAAGAGGGGATCCGCGAGATCCTCGAGGCCCAGGTGCACAACCGCACCCGGCAGCAGGAGGCGTACGTCCGCGAGTATTTCGCGGCAAACTACAACGGCGTTTTGCATTACAAAGTTCCCAAAGCCAATCCTGGCATCCGGGATCGAATCAGTCTGACGAATGCTAAGCTGCGAACCGCGTCTGGCGACATCCAGCTGGTTAGCCGCAACTGCGCGGAACTCGTAAAAGACTTTGAGCAAGTCTGCTACAAAGCGGACAGTACCGTTCCGGATAAAGACAAAGACCGGCGCCGGACCCACTTATCCGACGCGCTCGGCTATCTGCTTTGGCAAGAATGCAGACTTTTGCAGCCTATCGGAGAGCGTAACCAGCCTTTGTTGTAGAGCCCGGCCATGCTGAATATCAACCTCGAACATCCCGAGTACCTCGGCCGCAAAGCGATGTGGCGCAAGTATAAGGACCTCTACATCGGTGGCGAGCCGCTCCGGGAACACGCGGCCGAATATCTGGTACGTCGCAGTAAAGAACCCAACGACGTGTATTTTGAACGTCTCAACCGTGTCTTCTATGAAAACTATATCGGGTCCGTTATCGATTGGTACGCCGCGACTCTGATCAGGCGGGAGCCGATCGTCACCTATACGGGAACAAATGAAGCCGGTCAATCCTTTTTCACAACGTTCTCCGAGGACTGCGATCTGAAAGGAACGACGTTGGCGGAGTTTTTCCGCCAACAACTCGTGCAGGCGTTGATAACCGGAAAGAGCTACATAGTGGTGGACTTTCCCCGCATCACCGGACCCGTCGCTAATCGGGCCCAAGAGGATGCCAGCGGAAAGTCGCGCGCCTTTCTGGCGGACTACTCTCCGGAGGAATTGATCAACTGGAGTTACGACAGCAATGGCCAGCTTGAATGGGTGACGGTCCGGACATCGTGGCTGCGGCAAGCAAGTGTGGGCAGCGAAAGCTGGCAGAAAGAAACGCGGTGGATCCACTACGACCGTGAACAGTTCAAGACATTCCGGTCGGTTCAGGAGCCGGGTGGCCAATCCAGTGGTATTGATCTGGTGGACGAGGGGCGGCACGCCCTGGCGTCCCAATCCAAAGTGCCCCTCTTTGAGCTTCGCGTTTCCGACGGTCTCTGGCTCATGAACAAGGCCGCGTTGCTACAACTCGAGCACTTCAACAAGTCAAATGCTCTGTCCTGGGCGCTGACCATGGGGTTGTTCGCAACGCCAGTTATCTATTCAGAGCGAGAGTGGAGCCAGATTGTAGGCGAGTCGTACTACATTCAACTCGGGCCACAGGATCGCTTCGGTTGGACCGAGCCCGAGGGGCATGTCTTTCAGATCGCCGCCGACAATCTCGAAAGGCTGAAGGATGAAATCTATCGGGTCTGCTATCTCATGGTGCAAGCTGGAGGAACCAGTTCGTCACAGGCTAGCCAGTCTGGACTCAGCAAGCAACGCGATTTTAGCGTCACTCAGGAAGTTCTACGGGCCTATGGCGACGCGGTCAAGCACACCATGAAGCAGGTGCTCCGTGCGATAGAAGCCGCACGGCAGGATGGCCTGTCGATTGATGTGTCGGGTCTCGACAAGTTCGATATCGGTGATTTCAGCGTCGAGTTAGATGACGCCAAGAAGCTGCTGGAACTTGGCATCCAGTCCGATACCTTCAAAACACAGCTCTTTAAGAAATTGGCATTTAAATATTTCTGTGATGCTCGCCAGGACGTCAAGGCTCAGATCGCAAACGAAATAGATGAGTCGTTCCGGCCGCCGGCCGGGACAAAGGAGGATCGTGGAGGAACCGACACCGGACGGCGTCCCATCGACGCAGCTTGAGCACCTGGATGTGGCATCGCTGGTGAGGCAAGTTGTGGAGGAGTTCACGCGCGCGCAGCAGGCGAAGGCGGAGACCGCCTACAAGATCGAACTGGACGACGAGCGAAAGCGCCGCGAACAGCTCGAGCGGCGTTTGAACGACTTAGTCGAAGAAAACAGGCGGAGCCGACTGTTAAACGAAGAAGCCGAGCGCAGCGCGACTATCCGGACCGAACTACATCGGCTGGGCGTAGGTAAAGTGGACTTGGCTTTCAAGGCGATCAAGGACGACATCGCCAGGTCCGAGGATGGACGCCTTGTAGGCAAGACAGAAACCGGTGAAGTCGCCTTACGAGATTACCTGACATCGTTTGTCCACGCAAATCCCGAGTTTCTGCCGGCGCGAATTCCCGGCGGCTCCGGAATTTCATCTACACAAAGGACGATGTCGGGAACCGGTCCGCCGATTGATCTGGAACACATTCGGCCTGGAATGAGCTCGGAAGACAAGGAACGCGCCCGACACGAGATCGCGCGAATTGCCGCTCAAGCCCTACGTGGATCATAGGTACCAAAATACAATGCACAACAAACGAAACGACAGGAGAAAGTAATGCCAGCGATTACATCAACTAATGTGGCCAGCGCGATTGTAAAGCTTGTGGCGGCGGACGCCTTGCCCGCCCTCGTCGGAAATCTAGTCATGGGCAACCTCGTAAACCGCGACTACGAGCCAACACTCGCTCAGGCCGGAGACACCGTCAACGTTCCGATTCCACCAACTCTCGTGGCGAACAATATTGCGGAAGGCGGAACAGTCAGTACACAAAACCCCAACCTGGGCAACGCGCAAATCGTGCTCAACACCCACGCGGAGGCGACCTTTCAGATACCGGACGTCACCAAAGTCCTGGCCGTGCCCGACTTGCTGCGAGTCTACATGCAGCCCGCGGTGATTGCCATCGCCGAGCGCATCGAAGCCGACCTCCTAGCTTTGTACGCCAGCTTTTCGGCCAACACGCCGGTAGGCGTCGCGGCGACACCCATCACCGAAGCCGTGATCGACGCGGCTGAAACCGCGCTGTTTCAAGCAAAGGTTCCCACTATGCAGCCGAAGCATCTGTTGGTCGATGCGAACACCTACTCACAGATGAGACAGATTCCGCGTTTCAGCGAATTTCAAACGGCCGGCGATGCGGGTTTGCGAGCGCTTGTTGAGGGCACTGTCGGGAAGATTAAAGACTTTTTTGTTTTTCGCTCTCAATTTGTCGCCAAGACCGGAAGCTCTCCGGTAACGACCCACAACCTGGCCTTTGTCCGCGACGCGATCGGACTGGTTATCCGCCGCCTGCCGCAACCTCTACCCGGAACGGGAGCCATCGCTGAGTACGCAGACCTGGGTAACTTCGGAATGCGGGTCATTATGAGTTATCAGCCAAACACGCTCTCGCAGCAGTTTACGGTCGATGTTCTGTACGGTACGGCTGCTCTCCGAAACAACTTTGCACTGCAGGTTAACTCGTGATGTTGATCGTCTCAAGTCAAGTCTGAGCCTCCGGAGTGACACGGGCCAATTATGAATTTACGAACCTACTATCAGAAGATCCGTGACATCGAGCAGGCTCTCGTCGAGCCTTTTATCGTCCTCGAAAGTATCGAAACCGCGGATGGGGGCAAGGGGGGATTGTTGACCGAGGTCCCCAAGCCGCTCGCGGCGAAGATGATAGCGGACGGCCGCGCCCGTCTTGCCGCTGAGCAGGCGGTTCGTGAGTTTCATGAAAAGAAAGCAGAAGCGAAGCGCACAGCGGACCACGAGACGATGACAAACAAAATGCAGATGAT